CTCCATTTGTTTTAGGAGTAAAAAACATTTCTACAGTACTTATGTTTAATCCAGTATTAGAATCAAATCCATATCCTGATTTAGCTCTTATTCCATTATTATAATGTCTAATTAATGGGGAGTAATTTAATGATCCCACCATAAATTGACTATTAGATCCAATATAACTATTTGAGTTATCTGCATATATCAAAGATTCTCTGTAGAATCTAATTGAGAAATATGAAAGTCTTGGGAGGAACTTGCTAGCATTTGTGGTAGACATTGTAATTTTGATATATAGGACGCCGCTTGAATTAAATGATCCCTTTGTATATTGAGGTATAGAGTCTCCGTTTTCACAAGTTAGATAATTGGTTCCGTCCACACTTGTTTCTACTACAATTCCTAAATCGTTACGCCACTCAATTTTTGAATTTGTAAATCCGCTTGCTGTTGGGATAAATAAAAAGTCTTGAATGATAGATGTTTTTGCTGTAGAAGATTCGGTGGGAATAAAAGATACATACTGACCTGCTTCATCATAGTAAGTATTAGAATCTGTTAATTCATCCCATGGCTTAGATACTCCATATATGTAATCAAAGTCTACTCGGTTGTTAATGTCTGAGCAAGAAAATACTTTGCCGCCCTCTGGTTGGGCTACATGAACTGGTTGCACGTAATAGTTGCCATCGGTAAAATGTTCTGCAATCTTAGCCCCTGTTAGCCCATATCTATATACGGCTGGAGCATCTACAATAAAAGAATCGGATGCATTTGAGGTTGGTCCAATTTGTAAATCTAGGGAAGCGTTTGTGAATTTAAAATTATTATCAATTGTTTTAATTGCTACCTGTCTACCATCTATAAATAATTTAATAGAATCAACTGAGTATATTCCTACTAAATGAAATGCTTTTTTAGAATAACTTACTGCCCACCTAATTTGTTCTGTAGAAGATACTTTAAATACAACATCTCCTTTTTCCCAGAACAGTCCTATATTGTCGGCGGAATCAGCAAAGATAGTAGTTTGATTTACAGTTTGAATTGATGGACTAACCCATGCCTCTAAAGTAAAGTCATTGTCTGAAGTATAAGAGGTTGCAAATCCTGCTCCTACTGTTGCCCCATAATAATCTTTAGTAACGGGTACAGTTATATATGCTGTATTTGTTATTTTTGTTCCTGATACCCCGCCAGAAACTAATGGTAATATATTTGATGCAGGAGATCCTACATATGTGGCATTGTTACCGCATCCCGATGAGTCGGCGGCGGTAGAACCAGAAGACTCATCCAATGGCCAAAAGCCAATCGGATAATCTTTAATTACCTTCAATTGATAACTCATAATATTATTATACTATATTTATGGAAGACTGAATCTAGTCTTAATTGAGTTGTAGACGCTGGTAATTTCTCCTGTAGATAACAATCTATCATATGCAGCAACTAGGTATATGCGTCCGCCATAATCCCAGTTTTCTCCAAATGCGACTCTTGCTCCAATAAAGTTATATGTGCTTCCAGTATTTACGGAGGTACTACCAGATCCGCTATAAGCTGTTGTGTTATTCCACCACCACTGTGTGCTTGAGTTTTGAACACCTGCTGAAGCCATTACGTTTGTGTTTACTGTTGCAAAGATTCCAGGACTGTATGAAGATGACCATGTATGTGTATTCCATCCAGTCGAAGTAACGTGTGCCACACCAAAAGACTGCCCCATAGAATCTGTTCCATGATGGAATACATGCTGGTATCCCGTTATCGAACCAGGAGTCCGTACTACTGTTATAACAGTTCTTGGAGATGAACCCGTTGGCATAAAATTAGTTGGACCGCTAAAATAATCTCCTGCTGCAAATCCAGTAAAGTAACTAGCACTTCCTGCAGAAACATGTGTTGGAGATCCAACCTTTGTATAATTTCTTCCGTTACCGCTTATATCATTCCAAGAGCCTCCGCCAGAGTAAGATGAAGAGTCAGAAGCATCTAGCCAGAATAGTAGTCCGCTGGTAACTGCAATGTTTACAGTTGTTATTTGATTAGATGAGGAAGACTGCAAAGAATTACCATCAGCATTAGTAGCGTAAACTTTAAATGTGTATGCAGTTGCAGCAGATAATCCAGTAACTGTTATAGTTCCAGAACCAGACTGGCTAAGAGTTCCAGTAAAGTTTCCTGGAGTTGATATAGCAGTGTAGGATGTAATTGCTGATCCACCAGGATTTGCTGGAGCTGTAAAAGAAACTGTTGCTGAGTTTGGTCCAGTGGCAGTTGCTGTTCCTATTGTTGGTGCTGAAGGTACTCCGCCTTGACCAGCCATAACTCCAAATAGAATTGGATAAGTCATGTTACGCCGCCAAGTTGCCGAATACTATAAATGTATTGCTTGCAGTGCAAACAAGTTGGCATGAAGCATATTGTCCACTAAGCTTTAATTTTGATCCTTGTGAATTTAAAGTTGTTCCACTTGCAGTCAATGTAAGTTGTCCAGAACCAGTCTGTACAATTGTTATTACTTGACCAACCGTAAATACTCCAGATGGTATTGTAACTGTTCCAGCAGTTGTGCTGTTTGATGCTAGAACAATCTTTGCAGCATCGCTTGCAATTAAAGTATAGTTGTTTGTTGAAAATGTTGGAGTTGTTGTTGTTTGCAATAACGGCGCATATGTAGATGAGGCTGTCGCAGAAGATAACTTTGCATCTAGCTGTGTTTGAATGTTTGAAGAAACTCCATTAAGATATCCAAGCTCTGTTGCATCCATATCACCAATAACTGTGGTGTTTGGTAGAACTACGTTTCCAGTAAATGTTGGTGAAACTAATGAAGCCTTTGTTCCAAGCTGTGTCTGAATGGAGCTTGTAACTCCGCTTAAATATCCAATTTCTGTGTTTGTTACTGAACCGATTGCAGCAGATGATGCTGTTAGTCCTGCCATTCTCATATCTGCAAATGCCAGTCCGCTTTCTGAGAAGTTAACTGTGCTAGATGGCTTAGTTGTAGCATCTTTAAATACCTTAAATACTCCATCTGTTGCATCTCTTACTGCACCAGCAAATTTGCGTTTAAGACTTACTACAGCAGAGCCAGTTGCACCAGCTATAGCTGTTGAAGCTACGTTAGTTGCAACCTTGTCATAAGTAAAGGTAGTTGTTGTAGGAACAGATTTTACAACATATGTTCCGTTAAATGTTGCATCAATAGTACTAACAACCACAATATCATTAACGGCAAAACCGTGAGTTGTAGAGGTAGTAAGGGTAGCTACGTTAGAAGTAAGGGCCTTGTTAGATACGGCCTTTGTAATAGTAGAAACCGATGTTGCATATTCAGCAATAAGACCGAGGTCTACGGCATCTGTAATATTATCATTACCTACGAATATTAGTGGGTCTGCTACTGCAAGGGTAGATGTTTCAAGACTAGTTCCTGCTCCGCCGAATGTTACGTTACCAGCAATATTAATATCGCCAGATATACCAACACCACCAACAATTGTAAGAGCTCCTGTTGTAGGGCTAGTGGATGCGGTTGGAATTTCAATATGAACATTTTGGTTTGGAGTAATAACCATTTGGCTATCATCAGATGCTAATCCACCTGCTGCGAAAATAATTTTGTTTTGTGAACCTGTATCGGATGTAGCAAGTACTAAGTTACCTTTATCTGTTCCACCTGTGGCACCGACCATAAATATATATCCATCGCCAGCTCCTGTAATAGTAAAGTCTGGATCTGAAAAGTTTTGTGAAGTAATACCCATATCAATGTAGCCATCTGAGTCTGTTCCATTGTTTGAGTATGCAATAAAGTCTGTTGAGGCGTTTGCGCCTGAGCTGGTATTCTTAAATGCTATTTGAGCATAATCATTATTTGATATCTGTGCAACGATTACAGGATTTGTTAGTCCCGCCGCTGTATTAAATGTGTCTGCATTTGGGCCAACATATAGAAGAGAGTTTACATCGACTGTCTCAAAGACTCCAGTTGTTGTCTCAGCATTTGCTAGGGCTTCAATTGCCTTTGCTACGTATACTAAATCTTTTGCGGTATATAGAGAAGCGGCTAGCGATGAAGCTATTTCCGTTTTAACTAAACCAATTTCTGTTGTAAGTGCCATGTGTATCTCCTTCTGAAATTATAGCATTAAGTAGGTTTAAACGCCTATATTAAGGCTAAGATCATCTATGCTTGATTCCGCCTCAGTTACTCTTGAGGCAAGGGCTGTTACGCTTGTTGTTACCGTCTGAACATCGGCGGCGGGGTTCAAGGTAATATATCTATTAGTCAAGTATCCAGGCATGGTTTAATTATACTACAAGATAAGTCCAAAATGCTTTGCTATAGACAAGGACGCTAGCATGGACCATAGGATATTAAACCAAATAATTGTAGGCAGAGTTTTTACCGTAGAGGACCATATTAAAGATATGCTTGAAACTAAGGCAAATATGTATAGCCACCAAAACTGCTTGCCCAATAGTAGGCCAGGAAATATGATTGCAATTTTTGTCATAAAGGCAAAAAACTCTACGGTATTTGGCTTGTCCCAGTAAGACTTAAATCTCATAGTTTTTAAAGCCTCTAGCCACTGTGTTCTAAATTTCATTATAGTGATTCTCCTTTAAGTATTGATAGTGTGTTGGCTGAAATTTTGCAGCATGATTCCATTTTTCTTTTCTGGCATCCATATAGCTAAAGCTATTAGAAAGACCTTCTGCAAAATCTTGTTGTCCATAAAAAATGTTTCTATCTACATTATGTTTTTCAAATAAATGGTATCCGAGACCAACAGCAACAGAAGTGATCCCGTATCCAGTATATTCTCTTCCCATATTAAAAGATTGAGAAAATCCAGCAAATCCATCTGGGTCTATCCCGTTTGGTAAATTCTCCATCATTTCTTCTGAAAAAACTTTAGAAGATATAGATTTCCAGTACGGCGTATCAGCCCTATTGCTGAATGCGTAATGAAGGGCCACAAAATCCATCATAATCTTATAGTCTTTATTGGTGCGAGTGTTATATAGATCTTTATCAAATTGAGTTACATATTTTCTTTTCAATATATCTACAATATTTATTGCGTGTTGATGAACAAACCATAGCCCCGTGCTTTCTAACGGCTCTAAAAACCCTGATGCTAAACCTATGGCAACAGTATTTTTTATCCATGTTTTTTTATAGTATCCGTTTCTTATATGCACCTGTCTAAATTCCATGTCCTTAGACCTGTTTGGGTTATAGACTTTCATTTTTTTAGAATCTAGGTGGGATTTAAATTCTTGCAATGCTGTATCATCATCAACAAATTCATCAGAGTAAACATATCCAGATCCTATTCTGGACCATAAAGGGGTATTCCAAACCCAGCCGTTTTCTATCGCTGTACAGTTTGTAAATAACTCAAGCTCTTTTTCTTTATCAGTATATGCAACTGGAGAAGCCCAGGCTTTATTATTAGGCAGTCTATGTTTTGTAGAAACAAATTCTGCGTTTAAAGCTTCACCTAAAAGCAGACTCTTGAATCCGCTGCAATCTACAAATAAATCGGCTGTGATATTATTTCCGTTATCTAGGTCGATTGATGAAACTCCATCTTCTCCTACATTAACTTTTGTAACAACATTATCCATAAACTTTACGCCTTTTGGCATTGCATATTTTGTTCTTAGATACCATCCAAACTTTGAGGCATCTACTTGATAGCCAATGTCCCTAGATTTTACTGTTGGAAGAAATTCTTCAGTATTTTCAGATAGCATCTTATTGCTATTAATTAAACTCATTAGTGGGAAATGCGTATTTACATAATCTGTTGAATCAATTGAATCGTCTTGAGCTTTTCTAATATGCCAGTCTGTCAGGCCAAACAATGAGGCGGCGGTGTCTGGTCTTCCAAATGGATAGAATATCGTGCCCGAATCTTTATTATAAAAATCAGTAAACCCAATGCCCATTTTAAAAGTTCCATCGACTTCTGATAAAAAGTCAGATACCTTAATGTCTAAAAGATGAAGCCATGCATTTAGGTCTGCTAGTGTACTTTCTCCTACGCCAACTGTTGGTATTGACTCAGATGCAACAAGGGTTATATCTTTTTCTGGGAAAAACTTTATTAATGTAGAGGCAACCATCCATCCTGCTGATCCTCCACCTATAATTACAATTTTATCTATTTTATTATTCATATAAATACATTTCCTCTGGCTCTACCCATATTGGATTTTGGGGGTAACGAATGCCTAGGCTATCTAGGTATCTCTTTAATCTTTTTTGTGCTCCTACTCCATAAAAAGTTTCTATTCTGTCTAAACCATTTGTAACCATATAAAACTCTGCATATGGAGACCAGGACGCATATATTCCAATTCCTTTGCCTCCTTCAGAAATAACTTCCCATACGTCAACATCCTCTATTTGCATTTCTCTAGCATAGTCCCAATTTCTCTTAGGAGGTGTTTGAATAGTATCAAAATTCATCCAGTTTTCGTCAAAGATATCTCCCTGTGATGGATCTTTTAATATATTATATGTAGTTCTAAAAATAGGCACTTGTAAAGTCTATCATTTAAATGCTATAATGTAAACATATAGAATGGAATAATATGAAAAATATACAGTATCAACCTTCTAGCAAGGAATGCGCCTTAACTTCTTTGCCCCCTCAATCAGCCAAAAAATATATTCCTGACTGGTTTAAAAAAGTAAAACCAGTGGATCGTGAAAAGCCTGAATTTAATAGCGAGGGAGTTCAGAACAATACCAATATAAAAATGTGCATGCCTTTTTTAGATGCGTTTACTTCTGGATATATACAAGAAACATGGACTGATATATATATAAAAGTAGACGAGGATTCTGATGGGAACTATAAAGTTAATATAGCATTTCCTACGGGACCTGAGATTGCTTCATATAGAATGAAACCAACTACATTAGAAATTAGTAATGAATATTTCCCTATAGAGTTTATATGGCTTCAACATTGGGTTCCAATTATGCCTGAAGGATACTCTGTGTTATTTACCCATCCGTTAAATAGATTTGACCTTCCGTTTACTTCTTTGTCTGGAATTGTAGATAGTGATGTTTACAGCCATGAAATATCTGGAGCATTTCCATTTTTCTTAAAAAAGGAATTTAATGGTAAAATTATTCCTGCTGGAACCCCAATGTATCAAATAATTCCTATAAAGCGTGAATCTTGGAAGTCTTGTGTAAATGAATATGATCCAGATTTACTCATGAAGAAAAAACATTCTATTAGAAAGTATATCTATGATGGGTATAAAAATTATTTTTGGAAAAGAAAAGAATTTATTTAAAATTAAATAGGGTATCTGACTATTACAATTCCTGCTGATCCATTACCGCCAGCACCAGCAATTCCTGAACCGTGAATATGTCCTCCACCGCCACCGCCAGAACCTCTGTTTGCTATACTTGCTGACGGTGCTTGATTGTTATTAAAAATTCCATTACCAGCGCCAGCGCCTCCACCAATTCCAACTACTGAAGCACCGCCGTCTCCGCTTCCATTAGAACTTGCAGTACCTCCACCTCCACCTCCTGCATAATCTGTTGCTGTTCCAGATATTGAAAATGATCTAGATGGTCCACCGTTTCCAGCTGAGTAGTTTGCTGGAGCATTTCCGCCAGTTCCGCCTCCGCCAGCGCCTCCGCCACCTGATCTACCACCGCCAGCTCCTCCAGCATATCCGTAGGCTGTATATCCAGATCCTTGTGTGCTTCCTGTGTTAGCGGCACCAGTTTGTGCTCCTCCGCTACCAGGACCAGCAGCAGCAGCACCGCCACCAACGGCGGTTACAGAAGAAAATGTAGATGGACTAGCAGCATTTCCTGCAGTTTGAGATCCCCAAGAAGTTTGCGCTTTACCAGCACTAAAATTTCCAACTACTACGTTCTGTCCTGTTTGTGCAATAGCAATTGTTGAACCGTATTGAATAGCTCCACCTGCGCCTGCTCCGCCTTCGCCTTCAGCGCCACCAGATCCACCGCCGACGATTAAAACTTCTACATTGCCTTCTGCATCTGGTGTAAATGTTGATGAGCCTACTGTTGTGAATGTGTGTATCCGATATCCGCCTGCTGTTGTGATTGCTCCACCAGTGGATCCTGCCCCAATTCCTTTTCTCTTGCCAGGACGGCCTTGTGCACCGAAAGATCCTCTTACGCTAGAAATAAATGGCATTTAAGCCTCCTTTAGAAGTTTAGTGAAGCTGTACCGTATACAATCCATGCGCCACCAGTGGTACGCTGCATGGTAAAGGAGAAGATATCAATCTTTCCTGCTGAAGATGTTGGAGTTGGTGCGGTTCCACCAGCCCATCGAATTGTTTGTGCGGCTGCACCTATTTGGAATGTTGCTGGAATATAACCAGTTGATCCTTGTGTGGTTAGCACGTTAATTGTCATAACTTTTGAAGCATCTGTTGGTACGTTTGTAACATTTAGCGTCATGTTTCCAGTTGGTGCTGTTGCAATGTAATAAATATTGCCCGCTGTCCAATCTAAGGTTCCTGCGTTTGATGCGAGGGTAACATCTACTACCGTTTCACGCATTTCTTGAATATCTGTTGCACCCGTAAATACTGCACCACCAGATACTGTTAATGCTCCTGATGTAGTTAATCCACCATTTGCTGTAATTAATCCTGTTGTTGTTAAGGCTCCAGACATTCCTACTGCACCTGTTGATGCGTTGACTGTTAGCTTATTTGTGCCGACTGCAAGGTTACCTGTAGCAGTAATTTGATCTACTTCTAGGTCATCCATTACTACATCTGCATATGTTACGCCTGCTTCTGCAAAGTTGACTGTTGATGAAGGAGTAGTTGTTGCATCCTGGAAGAATTTAATCTTTGAATCAGTAGCATCTCTTGCTACACCAGCGTATTTACGACGAGTTACAGCATCTGCTGTTCCTGTTGGCGATACAGCTGCTGAAGTTACATTTGATGCTGTTTTAGCATAGCTAAATGTTGTTGATGTTGGAACTGCTGTAAGTGCATATGTACCATTGAAGGTTGCATCTACTCCAGCGACTGTTATTCTATCTCCTACTAGGAAATTGTGTGCCGCTGCAGTTGTTAATGTTGCAACATTGCTTGCTAATGCTTTATTATTTACTGTAGCTGTAGAAACTGTTACTGTTGCTGAATATTCTCCGATAAGACCTAAGTCTTGAGTATCTGCGTTATTTCCAGCTCCTGCAAAGATCATTGGGTTTGTAACTGTTAGGTTTTCTGCGCTTGTTGATCCTCCGCCGAATGATAGGTTACCTGTAATTGTTGTATTTCCTGCAATATTAACAGAGCCTGCAATTCCTACTCCGCCGTTTACAACAAGTGCTCCTGTTGTAGAAGATGTTGAGGCTGTTGGGATGTTAATAGAAACTTTACTATTTGGAACAATTTCCATTTGAGTACTGCCAGAATCATAACCGCCAGCCGCAAATACAATTTTATTTGCAGTGCCGTTTGCCCCAGTTGCAAGAACTAAATTACCTGCTCCAGTTTTACCAGCAACTGCTGTACCTGAAGCCGCTGTTGATGTTACGTTAGATGCTGTTTTTGCATAACTAAATGTTGTAGATGTTCTGGCTGTAATTGTATATGTTCCGTTAAATGTTGCGTCAACGCCTGATACGGTTACTGGCATTCCAACTCTAAAGTCGTTTGCTCCAATAGTTAGTGTCGCTACGTTGCTTGTTAATGCTTTGTTTGTTACAGTCTCTGTAAATGTTTCAGGGGCTTGCATGAAGATATATCCATCATTTGGTCCTGTAATTCCAAATGTTGCTTGGTTAAAGTCTTCTCCAGTGATACCCATATCAATCCAACCAGAGGCATCTATTCCATTTGCGGAATATGCAATAACATCTGTTGATGAAGTTGTATTTGAGTTGTGTACTGCAATCTGTCCATATGGAGATGAGTCCATATCAAATACTGCTCTGGCTCCAGTTAGGACTGCGTCAGTATCAAAATTATCTGCAGCATTTCCAGCATATGTTGTTCCTCCTACAATTAGATCATCAGTAATTGTTGCATCATCTAATGTTGGGGCATTTGTCCATGAGACGTTTGAGCCATCTGTTTTTAAAATATAATTTGTTAAACCAGCTTGTGCTGGATATGTACCGTCTACTAATTTTGCCCAATAGGTTGCATTGCTTGTTGCAAAGTTTGTGTGGTCTAGCAGAGCAATATATACGCTTCCGCCGTAAGATACAATGTCATCTTTCTGATACTGTGCAGATGAACTGTATGCACCTTCGTACTGAATACCACTTGCAAGCTTTGACCAATATGTAGCATTTGGTGGAGTATTTCCAGTTGATGGGTTTTCGCAAAGATAAAGGTTTGCCCCATGTGTTACTGAGTCTCCTGGCTTGTACGCTGTGCCAGTTCCATATATACCTAAGAAGTTGATTCCTTCCACCATTGTTTTCCAGTATGTGGTGTTAGTTGGGAGGTTGTTGGTTGTCGCTACTGCATTTGTGTAAACGTATGCGTTTCCACCGTATTTGACTACGTCGTTTAATTCGTATTCTGTAGATGAACTCCATGAGTCAGCCCAGTGAAATCTAAGTTTGCCTAAATCTATAATTTGTGTCATTATTTTATCTCCATCTTAAGGTGTGTTTTCTTTGTGCCGTCCCAACTAAATTGTACAGTATTTTTGGTCCAAATCCAAGTTCTATACTGATTATCTTTTAGTACGTCATCTACTGGTAATTCTACGGTTGACCCGTCATTTATTACATGGACATAGAACTTGCCTGTATCGGCAATAATCTTAAATCCATAAAATGTGCTATTTGCGAAGCTGAGGTCTGAGACCTCATTTGGGTTAGATATTGTAGCCATTAGAATCCGTCCAGTGTAGAAACAATTATATCAAAGGCGGCTGAAACATCTGATATTGCCTTTAATGTATCTCCGCTTACGAGGACAATCTTGTTTCCTGTTATTGCCTCTACGTTTGTATTTCCGTCAATCTGCTTGTCTTTAAATATGTAGTAATTTACTGAGTTGTTTGTCACATAAAGAGATATTGAGGCAGTTGATCCAATCTTGTTTAGGATATTACATCCTGTAACAAGGGTAGGGGTAGTTACAACCTTTAGGTTTACCGCCGAGGTTCCTACTGAAGTTGACTTTACATTCCCGAAATTTGCCATATTGTTATTATACTATATCTCCTATGCCAAGCCCAGAATAAGCGCCTCTAAGGTCGCATACTCAAGCCCAGTAACTGTTGTATCATCTATACCTGAAAGGCTAAATGAAATATCTCCTGTTGATGCCCGCACATAAACTTTATCTCCAGTTAAAACGGGGAATCTAAAAGTCTCAAGACTGTTGTTCCCACTAATCGAAACATTGTAAGAAATAAATACATGATTTGCAGCAGTTGCATCCTGATCTAATGGTACAACCCATACTCTAATTGTTGCGGCATTTGAAGATTTATTAGTAGCAATAACTGAAGTTAAAATAGTTCTTGATCCAGTATACAAAAGTATATCTGTATTAGATGCTGGATTAGATGTTGCTAGTCTTGATATAGCCATTAGATAGCCCACTTAGCAGATAGGTATTGGTTAATTTCACTTCGTTGCGGTGCAGAAAGAGCACCTGTATACACAACGAGTTCGGCAAATTCCATGTTGGCGTTTTCTCCGCCACCATCTCCTTCTCCTACACGAAAACCACCAAAGGTTGGAGTTCCGTCTTCAGTGGCTGTAGATGGAGTATTGTCATTTAAATACATAAGAGACTGTCCTCCAGCAGAGTTTGCAACTATAGTGCTTCTATACCAAGTGTTATTTGAGGCAGGAAGTTGAAATAACCAACCAGCTGTATAAAACCCTACTTGAGTTCCACTATCAGTGTTTGCAGCAAAATTTCCTTGATTGTTATTTACACCGTCCCAGATACTGTTATAGCTAGCCATTGAATACATTTTAAATACGGTAAAGACTGTAAAAGGACCATCTAAAGTTTGACTACTTGTGGTTTGACCTTGTCCTCCAGAAAACCTAAGTGTATTACGCCCGTTTTTAGAGGCGGACACTACATATGGCCGTCTAGGATTAGACGTAGAAGTTAAATGCCTTCCGTTACCACTTTGGTCAGTAAATTGGTTTACAAAGGTAGCGTCAACTGTGTTATTAGTTGCAGAAGCGTCATAATGACCCCAAAGATTTGTAAGTATAGGGAGAGTCGCTGGAGGCTTAAAAGAATTTAATCCATACGCTTTAGCAGAGCTAGAGCCTAAAGTTTCTAATAGTGGCATTTAGCCAACCTCCTATGCAAACTTAACTTGAGATGCAAGAACCGTATATGTTGCTGATGCTGTTTTAATAATTGTAAATGTATATGAGTCTATTGAGTTAGCATTTCCTGCAGATGGGGCTGTTCCGCCCTGCCATTTTGGAGTTACTGAAACTCCATCAACTGTAAATGCTGTAGGACGATAAGCGGTAGAACCATTAGTAACTAAGAACGCTACTGTTGCTGATTGGCCACTTGATAAAAGTGAATTTAATGTTGTTGATCCATCGCCACGGAAATTAAATGTCCAATCTGCAGATGAGTTTGCAGTATAGTACTTGACTGCAGATGTTGAAATATCTACGTTAACTGTGCCAGTTGCTGCCGTAGCAGAAGCTGTTACTGTTTCAAATGCTGATGTTAATACTGGACGAACAAGTGATGCTGCAGTTAATGGAGCATATGTTGAAGATGCTGTAGCAGACTTTAGATATCCTTGACCAACCACATATGCTGTTGTAGCAATTTGAGTTGTATTTGTGTCTACTGCTGCTGTTGTTGATAATGGGGTCCCAGTTAATGTTGGAGAAGCAAGAGGGGCATATGTTGTTGCCGCCGTCGCTGACGCTAGTTTGGCATCTAGCTGTGTTTGAATATTTGAAGAAACGTTATTTAGATACTGGAGCTCTGTATTTGATACATCACCAATTGTGGCTGATGTTGCAGTAATTGCATCTGCTGTAATATCATCTACTAGTATATCTGCGTATACTGTTCCTGCCTCTGCAAAGTTAATTGTAGTTGTAGGCTTTGTTGTAATGTTTGTTAAGAATTTAATGACTCCATCGGAGGCATCTCTTGCTACCGCCGCATATCTGCGTTGGCCCGATACTGAGACTGAGCCTGTCGCTGCTGCTGAAGTTACGTTAGCGTTAGTTTTATCAAAAGTAAATGTTGTAGTTGTAGGAACTGCTTTTACGTAATAAGTTCCATTGAATGTTGCGTCCACGCCTGTAATAACAGCAATGTCTCCGATTGAAAAACCGTGAGTTGCTGATGTGGTAAGTGTTGCTACGTTAGATGTAAGTGCCTTGTTAGAAACCGTCTTGGTAATTGTTGAAATTGCATTTGCAAATTCTCCAACAAATCCTAGGTCGAGGGCATCTCCTTGATTATCATTTCCTGTAAAAATTAATGGATCTGTAACTGCAAGGTTTGATGTTTCTACTGTAGTTCCAGCTCCGCCGAATGTAATTGTTCCATCGATGTTAACATTTCCCGAAATACCAACTCCGCCAACTACTGTCAATGCTCCTGTTGTAGGAGATGTAGATGGGGTTGGAATTTCAATATGAACATTTTGGTTTGGAGTAATAACCATCTGTGTATCATCTGAAGATAAGCCGCCAGCAGCAAAAATAATCTTATTTTGTGTTCCCGTATCTGAAGTTGCAAGTACTAGGTTTCCTCGGTCTGTTGCTCCTGCATCTGCTCCGACCATAAATACATATCCGTCACCCTTACCAGTAATGGTAAAGTCGGGATCGGCAAAGTTAGAGGATGTGATACCCATGTCAATATAACCAGAGGCATCATTACCATTATTTGAATAAAGAATAACATCTGTGGATGCATCCGCATGTGAAGATCTATTTGAGAATGCTACTTGTGCGTAATCATTTTTGCTTACAGCAATTACTAAATTAGGATTTGTTAGAGCAGCAGTGGTTGCAAACGCTTCTGCTGTTGTGCCAAGATAAATATTGTCATTAACCGTGATATTAGATACACCATCTGGTGCAACTACTGAACCTAGCGCTTGTAGCGCTTTGGCTACATATACTAGATCTTGGGCTGAATAGGCAGATGCTGCGAGAGAGGATGATATTTCGCTCTTGATCGCATCGATCTGTGTTGATAAACTTGAATAATTTGGCATTTTTTTCTCCTAATGTATTATAGCATTCTGTAAGTTTTAATCAAATATCCCTAGGCCTAGCTCAATTGAGATAAGGCGGGTATTTAGGGAATTTGTTGTAGTAAGTGTGGCTAATTGTGCTGTATCTGCAATTCCATGGACACCTGTAGTATCTATTAAGTGATCATCTATTGAAGCCGACGAATCATATATACCGTTTAGGGAGAATGATAGGTTTGAGCTATTTCCTCTTACCCATACTGCATCCCCGTCCGAAATTGCAAATCTGTGAGTTTCAATCGAGTTCCCTGCAGGAACTGCAACATCGTAAACAATATAGCCATATTGAGATGCGAGGGTAGCACCAGATGGCCGTACCCAAACTCTAGCTGTCTTTTCGACAGAATCTTTATTTGTAACAATTACTGAGCAAAGGTATGTGGCGGATGCAGCAGTGAATACAGAAGTGTCTGTATTGAGTGTTGGATTAGATATACCTAAACGTCTGACTGCCATATTATGCTCCTAGGAACCAGGAGTTTGTTAGGCTTCCGCCTGTTCCTGATCCTCCCCCGCCTGAACCTTCAAGAACTACTCTATTATTTGTGTCGTCATATGTTGCTGTAACATTTGTGTGAAATGCGTGAGCAAAAAGTGGCGCTATAAAATCTTGTACTTGCTCTTGTGTAAGCGGGATTCCAGTAAGAGCTAGTCTTCCAGTATTGTCATCATATGCAACGCTTATATTACTATGTGTTGCAGATGTAAACATAAGGGCTGCTACATCTTGAATTTTTTCATCTAGATTTAATTGAGAGGCTGGAACAAATCCATCTGGGCCCAATGTTGCAATTCCGTCTGCATTTCCAACATCTGATACTGAAACATATCCTGTTGTAGCATTTGTAAGTGTGTTAGTCAAAGAGGTTGTTGTTACAACATTTGCGCCAGCGGCAAAATTAAGCTTTCCAGTTGAATCATTATAGTCAACAACTATATCTGTCTCTGTATTACCTGATACCATAGCGCCGACAATATCTTGAATAGCCTCTGTATCTACAGAAGCACCTTCTAAGACTGCAATTCTATTTGTAAGGGAGGTTGCTACAGTTGATCCAGTAACGCCTACTCTAGCCTGTAAGGCTTCGATTGCATCATTTGCGTTTGCGTGTTGGGCGGCATGAGGAACTGCCGCTACGGAATCAGTTCCTTGCGGATTGGTTAAAGCGTCCAAACTAGTTGGGAAATTTGTTGCCATTTACGTATACCTCTTCCCCTATTATACATCAATATCTATTAGTAATTACCACTTACCGATTGGGCATGTAGCATTAGGCAGCTTACTTTTTATAGCCATAATACACCCACATTTTTTGCATTGACCCGTCATTTTTAAGAAATGCTCACAAGATCTGCAGACATCCATTCTATCTTCTGCAATATCCTGCTCTACCCTTCCTATATTTTTGTTTAGAAAGTCCCAGGGCTTTGCCGCCCTATCCTCGCTCATTTTCCTCTACATTAATGTTATGTCCAACTATTGTGTTTCCTGCGGGAACTCTAACAAAGTCAAACTTTCTAGGACCGTCATGATTAGGTATAAGGCTGGCTGATTCTATCTTAACATAAACATCTTCTATTGAATGGTAAGAAGGGTTTTCCTGTATTGCAATAAAGTTTTTTACCAATGATTCATAGAAAGTCGAAGCATCTTCTTCTGAAGAATGATATTTAGAAAACTTAATAGCTAGGTCTCTTAACCTGCCAATTTCATCTGTCTCAAATATCGCTGTTTGATATCTGCCTGCCGCATTTTTAATTGTCTCAATTTTTAAATTTGTTCCAGCAAAGCCAAATATGGCTTGTTTTTTCCATCTAGTTAGACTTGAATCATGCATTATGCGTACTCCTTTTTTTGCCAGCGATTTTTTTTATAATACCCAGAAAAAACATTTTTCTTTCTTTCTTGATCAAATCGTCCTTCTTCTCGTAAATTATTATTTTTTATAGATACCCAGGGTTCTCTTTTAATTGGAATAATTTGAAATATTGGAGTACCAGCTGGGACTATACCCTCAAACCCTTCTTTAACATGAAAGCTAATATTTCCTGGAGCATGATATTTATCTGTATCCATAAATCCAGAAGTGCATATGAAAGGAGACTCTGGTCTATTTATTGGTTGTGTAATTAAACAAGACCATCCTTCGGGAGTTTTTAATCCCCATTGCATTAGCCAAGCGTAGTGCTTTGGGCTATACCCGTCAGGGGAATCTATTTCTTCTATTTGTCTAACCTGAAGCGGAGATAAAGACGATCTCCATTTAATTTCTGGTTGCCCGTTTACTTGAGTAACCTGAAGATCACAATGAAGCAATTGTAAATATCCAGCAGTCATTGCATCAAAATATGGCATGCAATGTTTTAATCCTAGATTAGGAACACCATTTCCTTTGTCGCCAGAAATTCTAAGGTCTAATTCTTTTTCTTTATTTCCATAATATCTTTCTTTTGCTTTCCACATTTCAGATATATGTAGTTTTGCTGGAACTGGCATTGTGGTTAATTCTTCGGCTTGATTAGACCAAGAATAAAATTCTATTTGATTTTCTATCGTTTTATTTTTAAATATCATTGCTCTAATGTATCCTTGTGTGACTCAAAATATGTATAAAACATATTGACCGTATATCTACAGCCTTCTTCTACTTTTTTAACTCCATGAGCATGTTGTTGGTCCCCTGGAAAAAATGCTAACATTTTTCTTTTAATATTTATTGAATGATCATGCTGTGGGAAATATATTTGGCCGCCAACAAAGTCGTCATTTAGGTATAATACAACTCCTATATCTCTCCAATTCCACACATGAGGCTCTAGGCCAAAGTTTTCGTAATCTGCATGAGGTGGTTGTTGTTCTGCTTGTGGCCATCGAATTAAATTCAACGAGTCTGCGTATATTTCTTCTTGAAGTCCCCAAGTTTCTTTTATTTTAGATCTAATTCTTTTTCTTATTGAAACACAAAGATCTATCATTTCAAGGTCTTTTTGGGTTCCAAAACCTTTTTCTTTTAATGTTAAATTTTGAACACCTAAAAATCTTTTTGCCCAGTGTTGTTTTGGGTCTCCTTTTTTATCTCCCTGATCCCACAAATCATTTTCAGTTAAATATTTTTCATATTCTAAAATTGCTAAACATTCTTCGTCTGTTATAAAATCATATATAACAACTATATCTTCTTTAGCCATTATTTGCCTCTTTTTCTAAAACATTTTCACAAAAAGTATGTTCTTTTGCATACGTCCAGAATTCAAGTATACTATATCTGATGCCACTTGTCACTGCTTTTACTCCATGCATATATTCAAATGTAGCTGGGAAAACAATTAATGTATTAGGTTTAGGCTCAATCTCTGTATCTTGCTTTGGAAACCACAGGTTGCCGCCAGAAAATTCATCATTTAAATAGATTAACGATGAAAACTTTCTTTGTGAGGTTCCATTATCTTCTCCATTATTTCCAGTCGAATCTGAATGTGGTGGCTGATCTGGTTGAACAAACGTTCTCTGAAATTGTATGGTCTCGGCATGCAATTCTTTTTCAGGATTTAAATTATTTTCAATTTCTTTTCTAGTTAAATTATGTAGTTTTAACATTGTAATCAAAACTTGCTTTTCTCTTGGGTCTACATTAAATGTATTTACAACCCTCCTATTCCATAAAGGATGATTATTTTTTTGCCAGTCATTTGTTTTTTCTGCAAATTTTCTTAAAGTTAGATAGTCAGACTCTGGTAAAAAATTTTGATATTGAATTATCATTGTTTACTAGCGCAATCTGCACAAATAATGTTGTGAGCCAGCATTCCTTTAGTAAAGTAAACGTCTTTTGGTTCAGTATCAATTGTAATAGTTTGTATTTGTTCTGAAATAAGCTCCTTAGAAGAAATTATTACTTCTTGAAGATTTTCATCAAAAATACTGTCTCCTACGTTAAGATACTCTGCGGCAACAAATTTCCATACAGACTCTCCTGATATTTTAGCAAAAATTAAGTGCTCTTTTGTTATATTAATTAAATTGTTAAATCTATAGTATGAATCAAATGCGTCATATATCTTAGCAGTAACAACAGAGCTAATTTTTTCAATGCCTGAAGTTTCTGATATATTCCAAAAATCTACATAGTTTGGATATTCTTCATCTGGTAGAGTTGGAATAGATGCTCCACAAATAGCATCTCCTATTTGTAGATCTTCCATATTTTTATATGTTCCGCTTGCCATTAATATTTGTGTGCCAAATACGTGGCATCCTCCGCCGCCACTAGGAGGATTGCTATAAGGATTATAGTAAGGTGGAGGATTGCTATAAGGATTATAGTAAGTATTATCATATGGAGGAGGATTGCTATAAGGATTATCATATGGAGGAGGATTGCTATAAGGATTATAGTAAGTATTATCATATGGGGGTGGATTACTATATGGGTTATAGTAAGGTGGGGGGTTACTATAAGGGTTATAATAAGGTGCTACATATGTATAATAAACAAAAGGAACAGATTCTCCATACAGAAGAGTGGTATCTGCAGCTATACCCTGACTTGCTATTCTTGTATCGTCACCAGACGTAGCGGTATTTGAAGAAGACTCAGAATATGAAAATCCACGAGCAGTTAATTCTGTTTGTGCTTGAGATCTGGTTAGTCCAGATAAATTTGGAACTTGTTTTTTACGTCTTCCATGTTTGCCAAATTTTCTGGCCATGTTATGCGCTCAAATCGCCCAATACAACCCAAGAATTAAGTGCTCGTTTAATAAGTGTAGCGCTGCTCCACTGAGTACGTAATTTTAATCCAGGAGTGGCATTAGGGGTAAATGAAGTTCCAGCTATTGTAACTTGTGAAGCCCCTGTTTGCAAAATATCGCATGTAAATCCTACAGGGAAAGAAGAAGAATCTGTTATTGTTAATGTTCCGCCTGCAGACATTTCAATAATTCTATTAGAGTCTATTGGTAAAATAGTGTAGCTTGAAGATTTAGAATTTATTGTCACTACATCCTGAGACTGTACGGAAATTGATCCTGCCATTGATGAATGATATTCACAAGCATAATAAAGACTATCTGGAGCATTTTGAGGAAGCTCTACTAGAATATGACCTGCTTGTGCTCCACCATTTGTTATTCCAGTTGAATATACGTTGCCTGAGCTATAAGCTCCAGATACTGTTTGAATCCAGAATGGGTGTCCTGTGGCATTAACATGAATCCGATACTTTTTACCTTTTTCAAATGTCATAAGGCCGTTAGATACGCCGTTTACTAAATAGGCTCCAGAACCAGAGTTAGTAATATAATAGTCAACCGAAGGATCTGATAAATTTAATTTTAAATCTAATGCTGTTTGAGTCGCTGTAGAAACTGGCTTATTTGCATCAGTTGTATTGTCAACATTACCAAGTCCTACCATTGACTTTGTAATTCCACCTACCGTTCCTGTAAATGTTGGTGAGGCAAGTGGGGCTTTATTACCCAAAGCTGTTGTAATTGTAGCTGCGTAGTTGGCATCATCGCCAAGAGCTGCTGCAAGTTCATCAAGGGTGTTAAGTGCTGCTGGAGCACCAGTTGTTAAAATATTAAGCTCTTGTTGTACAAAGCTTGTGGTTGCAATTTGAGTTGTATTTGTTCCAGTTACTGCTAACGGTGCAGTTGGAGTTCCAGTAAGTCCTGGAGAAGAAAGTGGTGCTTTTAAGTCAAGGGCCGTCTGTGCAGCAGTTGAAACTGGTTTATTTGCATCTGTAGTATTATCAACATTTCCAAGACCAACCATAGTTTTTGTTATACCAGCAACTGTTCCTGTAAATGTAGGGGATGCTAGTCTTGCAATACCTGCTGGAATTTCTGAATCTGGAACTTTTCCACCTGAATCTAGTGATGCTACTCCATCTGCTGATCCCACATCTGCAATTGGTACATAGCCAGTTGTTGCATTTGTTAAAGTATTTGATAGGCTGGTCTGTGTTATAACATCTGGGCCAGTCGCTAAACTTATTGAATTACCGTTATCGCTATATGTAACGGTTATATTTGAATGTGTGCCAGCCGCTAAAGCGGTTGAAACTGCATCTTGAGATAACTCTTCTATTTCTGCAGAAGATAAAGATAAATAGGAAAGAGCTGACCAAACGTTAGTTCCGTTTCCTGCCTTTATTCTATTTAGAGTTGTATCTATTCCAAGTTCGCCAACTTGCAAGACTCTACTAGATGCATTCCACTGTGTAGTTGTGCCTCTTCTTATTTTTATAACTGGCATTATGCGCTACCGCCGTCAACTGTTCCAGCTGCTGGAACTTCAGTTGCTTCTACAGAAAATACAGCTCCATCATATGTATGAATATGATCTAATAGTCCTGTAATTGCTCCTGCTCCAATTGGATTCCAATCGGTACCGTCATAGTATCTTAATTCTTCATCTGTAGTATTGTAGTAAATATCTCCAATACGGGATCCAGAAGGATCGGAAGCAAGGGCTACTGCATGTAAAGGGACTAATCTTTTTACAGACATCTAATGCCCCCTTATCCTACGATTACTACCGTATATGCTCCAGAAGCTGGTGCTGCTGTGAATCCTAGTGTTACAACAGTTGTTGATGTTCTAACAACATCACATTCTACTGTGTCATATGTTGCTGAATCATAAACATTTACAACTACTGTTCTAGATCCCAAATTGTGTGTTACTGGAATCTGAGTTAATGATCCATTACCAACAGTTGAGGTAAACTTACGTGTAATTGCGTGATAATTTGTACCATCATTTGTAAGTGTCCAGTTATCATTTGTTTCATTCCATAGAACTTCTACGTCAGCAGATGCTCCACGCTCTACACGGACACCAGCATCTACTGTTGGGGTTCCTGTAAAGTCGGTATTAAGGTTAATCTTGTTATCAACAATATTTACCTGAGTGGTATTTACTGAGTTGATTGTTCCAGTTACGTTTAAGTTACCGCCAACTGTAAGGTTGTTAGTGATTGTTACGTCATTTGGAAGACCAATTGTTACTGCAGAGTTTTCTGAACCTGAACCTGAAACTTCAACTTCATTTGCTGTTCCAGCAATAGTTGCAATATAGTTTCCAGTTGTCTGTGTAGCAAGGTTAACATTCTTGATTGTTACTGCGCCAGTTGTTACTGTAAAGTCTGCATCTGCAAATGAGGCAATACCCTTATTAGTGGTAGTTGCATCTTCTCCAGATATTGTAATTGTATTATTTGTTACGGCAGTGTCAATTCCTTCGCCACCGCTAATTGTAAATGTGTCTGTTAAAAGACTTACTGTGTCAGCTGTTCCCGTATCTGCAGCAATTGAAAGATTTGTTGCTACTGTTGCAGTTGATGCTGCAGTCAAACGACCTTGAGCATCTACTGTAAAGATAGGAATTGCTGTTGAGGAACCATAAGATCCTGCTGTTACTGCTGTGTTATCTAAATCTATTGTTGTGATGCCTGTGTTATCAACGTATGTTCTTGTTAATCCAACTCCGCCTTCAACGGAAGCTCCGATAATGTCTTGAATTACTTCTTGAGAAGCATTCATTGCTACCCATGGGCCGTTTGGTGATGCTAGTCCATTGTTGTAGTACATCGTGTTAGTTGTTGTGTCGTAATAAACTTGACCTGTTACTGGCGTAGATGGCGCAGTACTAAGGTTTTGAATTCTAGCGTTCTGAAGTTCATTCTTATTAAGATTGATATCAGTTACAAATATTCTTGCCATTTTCTATTCTCCTTTAGGACAGGTAAGCTGTCCCACCGAATGGTTGAGCCATTGTCAGTGTAATTTGGTTAATACTATTATAATCTATTCCTGTTTCTAATATGTCGCCAGCGCTGTTTTTTATAGTAACATTGGGGTTATAGCCCAAATTGTGCGGTATAGCGATGGCATAGTAGTTTCCTACAGCAACGACCTGATTAGTAGAAAACGGATAGGTTAGAGTAGCTGCATTTAGTAGGTAATTTGTAGCACCTGCCCAAGTAAGGTCGGTAGGCTTGGGGCCATAGAATCTTGTTGTATTTTTGTCATAGTAGAAGTCTCCTTCTACACCATTGTTTTCTGCAGGCACTCCATTGCCATTTAATATTGTTTTACCTCTAGGACCTTGAGGTCCAGGAGATGCAACTAAAACATCATTTACTGTTTCAGTAATTACAAGCTTTGGAATGTTGTCGTTGTTTATAATTGGCATTATATGGTTACCGATCTACTTAATGTAATAAAGCCTTCAAGCAATTTTACCTTGTTTGAATTTGAATCTATTACCATTACGTCATATGAAGATTTTGGATAGAATAATTTACTAGTTTGCGTAGGGGTCATCTTAATAGTTAGTTTGCCAAGTGCTTCATCTATAACAATACCTGCGCTTGGTGATGTAAGGGTAAAAGCTAATTTGCTTCCGCCTTTTGTATCACGTACCTGCATTTTTGCGGTTGCGCCAGTAAGTGATATAGGGACCCCTGCTGGGTCCTTATACTCTAAGATAAATGAGAAAGTAGTATTTTGGTCTACTTCCCAGTTTTTTTGTCCTGCCATTTGCAAACTCTCCTAATAGGAAAACTCCTATGCTTATTTTAGCACAGGAGTGATCCTAATTGATTTTAAGAATTACTTCTTTGTGAAACCGAAAGCTGGCTCGTTGCTATTAAGTGCTTTAAGAATAACTGGCAGGCATGCTGCTATTCCGCCCTTAAGCAAATCTGACGGGTCAGTATTACCAGTCATATAAAGAGCAATTGCCGCACCCAAAAAGTGACGACCATAACTCGCTAGTGCTGCTAGAATTTTTTCTTGCATTTCTACTAGTCCATTCTTTTTTAGATCTTTTGTCATTTAGATCCTCCTTATTTCTGGGCATTGTACCCAGTAATTTTGGGTTTTACCCCAATTACATTATATACCTATTAGGCGGAAATGTCTACAATCTCACAATTTCCGTCTGACGTACAGGCTAGAGTCTGTGTTCCGCTTGTTCCGTCCTCTGTCTCATAGAAAGACAAATCTTCCCAACGAATTTCTTTGGGCATCTTGGCAACCAAAGATTCGTAATCTTCTTTTGTTACTTCTTGATATGGAGCTTGCTTATAAGAGTGATCTGAATGCGGCAAGAATGAGATACCAGAAACTTCATCAAAGTTCTTATATACCCAGGCTCCTACTTCCATCCATTCATCCTCTTTAACTGAAACTGTAATTGATGGCTTATGTTCACACCAAGCACGTTGGTAAACTAGCCAAATATTTAAATGCTCGATAGCTGTTAGGTCATTTCTAACAATTGCACCCTCTGGTGCTTTTACTGGAAATGAAAATACGTAAGTCTCGTTTGGCTTCATTACGTCATCCTCTACTGGAATTCCGACTTCCTTCAAAAAAGTAGAAATTGGATCTCCCTTAGAGCCACGAACTGTGCGAATATAATATGGAGAATGCCATGCATGCATTCCTGAAGACACCCCGACCAATTGAGATACTGTTCCTGATGGCTTTACGCATGTAATAGCGGCAGACTCTGGAATCCCAATTTTCCCAGCCTCATCTTTATTCTTTGCTCTTGCTGATTCTCTAAGAGTCATCAAAAATGCTTCTAGTGAAACTAAGTCTTCTTTGCCTGACATAAACTTATGTCCAAATTGTCCAGTAAGAGATACCCCTAGTAGGCGTTCTTCTTCTGTATTGTCTTTCCAGATTTTGCGAAGATATTTAAAGTCTGTAAGCGTTGACTGCCACGTTCCAAGAATAGTTGCCAATTCAACTTTGCGTTCAATATCTTTCTTTGTATCATTTTCACGTAGTACGACTTCTGAAAGGTTACAAAACTGATAAGGACGTAAGATGATCTCTGAACAAGGGTTAGTTCCGTAGTGTATATCTGGATCTCTTCTTCCATACTTGGCTGCTTGGGCTTGAGCTGCGGCCACATTGTATATACCTCGTTCTCCTGACTTTGAGTCATATAGAGATTTCCATTCTGCAATAAACTGCTCCATGTCTGGTTTGCGTGAATACGCAACAGAGTTATTAGATAGTGAACGCTGGGTATTATTCTCCCACCAGTTGCCAGATTTTGCTGCGGCCATTTCAATATCATTAATATTAGAAAGAGAAATCATAGCTGAGCGACGAACTCCTCCAACTACAACAACTTCACCAATCTTACACATGATGTCATGCGCTTCAATAGGCTTTAGATTGCGACCTGCTGCTGATTTAAACTTTGCAATAGTAAAATCAAATAGATTAACTAATGGTTGTGGTCCAGAAGATCTGCCACCCATTGTTTTAAGTCTTGCGCCTGCGGGACGTACCTTTGATACGTCAATTGCTGGAATTTGTCCTGACCAAAGTAAGGCAAGCAGTTCACGATATGCTTTTGCCCAACCTTGTTTAGAATCTTCTACTAAAATAGTTGTCGTTGATTTTTCAAATGCTTCTGGGACGGCAGGAAGTTTATTAACGTACTTATACTCAACAGAAAATCCTACTCCCGTTCCACACATAAGAATATACATAGTCTCATCAAATGACCTTGGACTATCTACTGGAACAAATGAGCAGTTGTATCCTGCTACGTGATCTCTATCTAATGCAGCACCTGCTGTCATTACTGATCGCATTGATGGCATAACATTTCTGTTAAAGACTGCTAACTTAAGTTCTTCTATTAACTTTGATTCTGGTTCATATGAGTGTTCTTTAAAAAGATGGTTTAGCATAAAGTCAAAATATCTATCTACTGTCTCTCCCCATGTCTCACGACGGTTTTCTTCTGACAGCCATCTTGCATAACGAGACAATGCAATAAAATTTTCGTATGGGTTTTCAATAGTTCTTGACATTTTTAAATAACACCTTTTCTCCGCCTTGCGGTTTATGATTTTTTAGTTGAAGTCTAATTCTACCAAAGTTTAATTCAAAGGGGAAGAGGTATTAGAATTTTTCTGCTAAATGACTAAATGCATTCTTGGTCAACTCAACCCAATCATATTCTTTATGGATCTTAGTTGACTGATTAAAGTAATAACCAGAGTATGCTTTAAAATTACTAGCAGCATCTGCCATAACCTTTACTAAATGTTGATACTCTGGTTCAAACACTTGTCCTTCATGTGCATATTCCCAAGGAGAGTCTATTAGATTTGATTTTAATTTTAAAGGTCCAATGTAATCTTTATATTGTGCCCAATCATAAGTAGATATTGTTGGCATACCACTTGCAAGTCCTTGAAGTGGAATAAAACCAAAGCCTTCTCCATAGCTTGGATATACCAGAATGTCATGATCATGGTAAAGCTTTACTAGAGCCTTATCGTTTAACTCATCTGTTATCAATTTGATATTGCTATATAAATCGCCAGGAACCCCAATAATATTTTTATCTACTCTGTTATCATAGATGCGAGTAGTATTACTCTTATGTGCTTTTATAGTTAAAGAGTACTTGGGGTTATTTCCATAAAGTTCTACAAATGCATCTACTACCATTTGTCCCGCTTTTCTTGGAGCAGGTTCTCCAACATGCAAAAATTTTATAGTGTCAGATTCTAATCTTTGTTTTGGTGTCCATATATCTTCAATACCATGTGAATACACTTTAACATTTTTATATCCATTATCTGTAAATACATTTGCACACCAATCTGAAGTAGCCCAGATCTCATCACAAAGAGTTAGCTTTTCTCGCCAGCGTTCTGGTATAACCGTTGACTCCCATGGAGTATATGCAATTTGATATTGACCTCTATGTAATTTATAATTACTAGGTTGTGTAAAATTTAATTGAACATCAGCTTTGGGATCACTCCAATTTACTGTGTGTCCTAAAAGTTGTAATGAATTAACTATATGTTGCGCTGCATATCCATATCCTGTTGCAGGATTTAGTCCCAATCTGGGCATTCCAAGCGATATATTCATATTTATTTTCTGGTCAACTAGCTTGACACCCGCTGTCAAGTAATGCTACTATTATAGTTCGTTATCTCTAAAGGAGGAAATGCCAATGGAGAAAATCAAAGAGCGTTTGAGCGATGTTGCTCATAACTGGTCTT